TTGTATTACCCAATTTTGTGGCGTTACTGAGTTCTCTGTGTCACTTAAATAACCATTTGTGCCTTTGTAAAGATTGTTTATAAAATCTGTTGTACTATACATGTCCATACCTATGAGATAACACTTCTTTGGTTTCTCTACTTTACAAGCAATATACATTGCTGTTGCACCTGATGACCAACCTGGGTCTTTAGGTCCACCTTCACCTTCCCAATTAGGATAATAGTCACTCATGATATCACTTAGTAATGTTATATTATTATCTGCAAGACCATATGTCCAAGTGATATAAACGTTTTCAAAACCATCACCTTTCCATCTATCGTCAGGTCTTTCTTGATTTACTGTTGATTGACCATGTATAACAAAATTAGCATACCAGTTTTCAGGTGTATGTTTCCATTCTCTTATCGCAGGATTTTTCATATTAGAAGATTGTGCCTCTTTCATCATTTCATAATGTTCGTTAGGCATGTTTTCCCAATCACGAAAATATACTTTGTTCTCGTCACAGTAACCACTTCGATATATCTCATGTTCTAACATTGGGTCTACTGCAATAAGACCATCTAGTTTATGTTCACGATAAAGAGCGTTACAACCATAAACTTTACCTTTTGTTTTTAAAAGTTCTACGTCTATGTCTTTACGACTTTCACCATTACCTAGTACAAATAAATTCTCACTCACTTTATTATTTTCCTTAATATTAGTTTCATTCTCTCTTTGTTGAATTTCAGAAAAGGTGTATATTTTATTATTTTCGTTTTCAAAGTAGGCCATATTATATCATCCGTAATTTTATTACTAAATTGTTTTGTATAGTTTAATAAACTGTCTAATATACATAATGTTTCTAATGATACTCTTTTCGCAAGGTAAGTCTTAATCAGTATAGGATGTTGACCTCTTGTTACTCTGAATATCTTATCAAAATTTTTATCACTTCTTCTTAATAACTGTTCAATATCTCTCTCAAAATAATATGTTAAACCGTCTATTCTTTTTTGTCTATCTAGATATGCCTCTTGGTTCATATCCTTGATGTAATTAGATTTATTAGATATGATATTGCTAACAAAATAATCAACAATATTATCGCCATATTTTCTGGCTGCCTTAACAAAGAAATATTTGTCATTACGTTGTATAAACGTTTCGTACTTAGCATTAGTTTTAGCATTATACTTAAAGAAATCGTATTCATCTTTTGTAAAATGTAACTTAATGCCAAGGTATTTCTTGTATGCTTCATATCCTTCTTGCATTAATCTTCATTTTTGAAATCAACTGGATCCAAATCATCTTTTGTTTCACTAGTGGTTTCAAGATAACTAATTAATTTTTCTGGCGTACTCTCAATGTAAGGGTCTTCGTCATTTGAGAAATTATTAATACCTGGTTCTTCAGCAAGATATGTAATAATTTCATTATCAATTACAGCACAATAACGCCATGATCTTAAACCAAATCCTTGTTTTGGTTTATTAACTAACATACCTAATGATCTAGTAAACGTACCACAACCATCTGGTATCATTTTTACTTTTTCAATACCTTGTGCGTCTGCCCATGCGTTCATTACAAAAGCGTCATTAACACTTATACAATAAACTTCATCTATACCTAGTTCTTTAAATTTACTATAATGTTCTTCATAACCTGGTAATTGTTTTGATGAGCATGTTGGTGTAAATGCACCAGG